GATTCCGTTGCGATTCGAACGCAAGACCCACGCCTTAGAAGGGCTACAAGTACAATCACTTTTTATAACTGATTTACAAGCAATTATCACGCATGTCAAAAAAAACGCCGACAAACCCTTTGACAAACCCTAGATTGTCATTGGCTATCGCATTGCGATTAATATTTTAATTCACGACAAAATTAAAGAGGAAAAAGACAATATGAACGCCTTCCCCCTCTTTAATTACAGTTATTTAACCAAACAAGAAATATCCTCGTTATTTTTCAACTTATCAAGATATAACAGGACTCATTTTCATATCAACATTAATGCTTCCTGTAATCCTGCTTCAAGTGCTTCCTCGTAGGTATTATAACGGATAATAGGCCTGTCAGACAATCCTATCAAGTCATGTCTCGGAATTGTCAGTATATCATACGTCCAATAGTTTTCATACATATAGGATATTTCGATATGCAGGTTCTTGGTTTCACGTAGCCACTTTTGTGCAACGGATTGAGTAGGATGGGAACATACTTTTATTGGTAACTCGCTATTTGTTCTATTAGTACCATATTGTCTACCATCTTCAATATTCATAGCAATCATACATGGTTCATTAAACCCTTTCTCTTTCAGCAACTTCGCTGTTTCTAATGTTACAAGTTCTTCGGTCATAACTATTTTATTTTAGGTTTTTCATTGTACTCTTTGGCGTTTTTAGCTTTTTCACACGCTTGTCTTTTCATAGCTGTAGGACAATCACAATTCCCACATCTACCATTATACCAACAACAATATTCACACTGGTGCATCGTTCATTTCTGTTCCGTTAAGAATATTTCTTTTTCATTCCCTCAATCCAATTAAGATACCATTCACGAGCTTTTTCTTTCGATTTTTCTTCATCTTCAATCCCCTCGTAAAATTCATCTTCTTTCCCGAATGGGTCTAATTCGATAAAATCCTCTGTCTGACAAAATGGACATGGAACATCGTCGATAGGCTCATACAGATTGCCGTTTTCATCGCATCTGTCAAGGTCATAAAGTTTCCCATCAATGCAGCAAGCATCAGGGTAATGTGCACCCCAATAGGGAAACTGGGGACATGGTTTCTTAGTTTCATTCATATTTGTTCCGTTATTAGTTAATTGGCTGTTTCATAAAGCACATCCATATTGTCTTACTCTGTCTTCCGGTAGTATGTCCGAAAAGAGGTTTGAACGGGATAACAGACAAAACTTCCGCAGCTTTTATCTCACTCTCATTCCATTTGAATACAAGAGTGCCGTAAGGCTTCAAGACGCGCATACATTCATCAAAACCGCTTTTTATCATTTCTTGCCAATTATCCGGAAGCCTACCATATTTCTTTGCCATCCATGATGTTTTGCCAAGTGTTTTCAAATGTGGCGGGTCAAACACGACCATGTAGAAAGAGCTATCCTCAAACGGCAAGTTGGTAAAATCGGCTATTATATCAGGTTTTACTTCTATAGTTCTGATTTTATCTCTGTCCTTGGCAGTTACTATTTCCGATCTCTTATCAACGAATAAGGCAAGAGGATTATGTTTGTCAAACCAAAACATCCTACTGCCGCAACAGGCATCTAATATAAGTTTTCCATTTTCCATTAAGCTATTTCTTTTGATTTCTTCAATCTCAACTTTCTCAATACTTTGCAAAGTGCTTCAGTATTTTTTCTCGCTTGTGTAACCTCCACCGCATTCCCGATAAATTTCTTTTGGTCAGCTTGTGTGCCTATTAAAACATAATCTTCAGGGAATCCCATAATCTTTTTGAGTTCCGGAATGCGAAGCATCCGCATTTTAATATCCACTATGCCATACAGTGCCATGAACTCCTTTATCTTCACGGTCATAGGACTATCATTGTCGTAGATTTCAATCGCTATCTGACCGCTTTCTGTTGCTACCAGATAGGGCGGCATCTTATCCATTCGTGCTATCAGGGTGAAGCAGGGGTTATCAACGGAGCTGCCAGCGCTGTTGAACTGTGGATTCATCAGATAATGCCATTTCCGGTTTGCGGTTATTGTCTGTGCCGGTTCCTCTATGTTGCTACCAATATTTGAGAAAGAAGTATTCATAATCCAAGGCTTGCATGTTATAAGTTTTTGCTTGGGATTGGTTAAAATTGCCGGACAAATATTGTCAATACTTGTATGTTGTCCTCCACCGGAATACTCATTGGCGATAAACCTTGGAGTTACTAATGATAATCTGCCTTTTGTTGTAACTGTCGCAGACGGCTCGTTTACCGAATGATTATGTCCATTTCCATAATAAGCAGAGACAAAAACATGGTGGTCTTTGCAGGTGATTGCACCTGCCGGTTCTTCTACGGACACATTCTTGCTTTCGGGATGTCCGCTGAACTGTTTGGAGAGGAAACTTACCTGTACCTTTGCAAAGCGGTTTTCAGTAGTCAACACTCCGCATGGTTCATCAACTGATTTGCATGTGTCTTGAGGGCGAACCGTATTGTAACGGGAAAGGAAAGCATCCTTTCCTCCGGCTACAAACTTGATAAGTCCAGCATAGATACGTTCAAGCGTTTTCTCTGCAAGAGGCTTTTCCCTGAAGATGGTAGTTCCTTCATCAGAGAAATCAAGCACATCCTTTACCGGCTTCCACTTCTCCAGCCGCGAAAACATATCTTGCCTACCACCCTTACAGTGGGTCGGTTCAGGGAATACTATCGGCAAACTCTTTTTAGCAAAGATGCCGAAGAAGCGTTTTCTTGTGGTATAGGCGCCGAAGTCGGCAGCATTCAGGATACGGTGTTCAAAGTTGTAACCATATTTTTTCACGTTGCGTACCCACTTCTGATAAAGTCTTCCTTTATCCATGCTGATAGGTTTCCCATTCTCATCCATATCTCCCCATGACATAAACTCTTCTACATTTTCAATCTGAATGTAGTCAGGGTCTATAACATCAATATAACGGAAGAGATGTTCTGCCAACGTTCGGCTGTCGGCATCTCTCGGCTGACCGCCTTTGGCTTTCGAGAAGTTGGTACACTCCAAAGAAGCATGAAGCATTATCATGGCATCAGGGTATAGCTGACGGATACGTTCTACAATAGTGCTTATCGGGGAAAGTTCCAGTGTACGGATATCCTCAATAAAGTGAAGTGCATCAGGGATATTGGCATCATGTGAAAGGATGGCATTCTTGTCATGGTTCACACAGCAAACAACCTTTCCACATCTATTTCCATCCAATCGTGCTTCTTCCACACCTTCGGACAAACCGCCGGCACCACAAAAAAGGTCTATTACGAACAATTCGATATCGGACAGACCTTCTAAACTCCTTAGTATTTCTTTTAATGATTTCATAATTTTTCCTTTCTAAACAGATGGTTAAACGCATTATCCAAATCCAAGTCCAGATTCAGTTTGGACGGGTTCTGAATTATTTTTTCCGTTGAATTTTCTTTGCCATCTGTCGCAACTGTCTGGCCTTATCTAGCGAACGTATGCCTCTACAATTGTCTTCAATTATTAAGGCCGCTTCTTTTAACAGTCTGAGCAATCGTACTGTATCTGTCTTACATATTTCCATTATTCGCTTGCTATAATGATTACCACCTTATTCTTGACATCAAACCTGTAAACAGGTAATGGTACGGATGTTCGGACATATTCCTTGTTTTCAGATTTCATATAATATCGGGAAAATTCCACAGAAGCCTCTTCCCTGTTCACCGCTATTATCGAGATATAGTTATCTTCGTCTATTTTAAAGCGATAATAATCCATGCCTGCTTGTTTTATAATATCATTGGCCTCCCTGTACCTGGATATGCTCAACCGGCTGAATGGGAGCGAATGAAGTGATATCATCTGATCAATAGCTAACTTTGTACTGTCATACAGGTTTATCCCGTCTTCAGGTATTGTATAAATCTGCAAATTCAAGCTGTCGGCCTGTTTATCCGCACCTATAAGAAGATTATTAATCCAACGACTGATATTGACGCCTTTTGCTTTCTGACTCTCTATCATCTGCGCCACATCCGGAGTCGGTCTAAAATTGATTATTTCTGCCATATATTAAATGTATTACGATTATTACATAACACAAATTAATATGACAACTGTAATACAATGGTTATCCAAATTCCAAAATATACACCAATATTGTCAGTCTTCATGCCCTTCCTCTCCTTCTTCATCGACAGTCGGATCAGGCAAGTTTCTGTACCTTGCATTGAGCTGGGCTATCTTCTGCTCCGCTGAGAGATCTCGTTTTGCGTTTTCTTTAAAGTCTACGGACGAAAGAGACGGCATGGCATATTTGATAATTCGGGAAACAGCAAGCACTTTATCACTAGGATCATCAATAGCCTCTATTATCTCTCCCATACTCTCAATAAACGGAGCCAGTTGCTCCATAAGCTTGTTTCGATAATGACGGACAGTCCTATATCCTTTTTTAACTCCCCCCACCTTTGGATGTCCTATTGTAAATTTACCATTTTCATCATGAAGAGGCTTTGTGTTTTCCTTAGTGCAAAGATGCAATAATTCCGGACGGGCAAACATGGTAATCCCATTGTCAAGTTCCACGCATATATTATCGTCCGACTCAACTTTGACAACCGTGCCTTTCCATGAGGTTCCATCAAGAGCCACCTTGTCCCCTTTCTTATACAATATACTTCCGTCTTGCATTATATCAACATGATACAAATGTAACTGATTACTTTTGATATTAAATAATAAAGTGCAATTTACGATTTATGGGACTTTTATCCAGTGTTCTAGGCGGCAATAAAGCCTATAAGGAATCAATCAAAGATCTTCAAAAGGCGAAGGATCTTGAAATGAACTATTATCAGGAACAGGCTTACGCTGATCCTCTTCAGGACAGTGCGAATCAGGCGGCTCTGCGTCAAGCCAGAGAACTGCTGATGGCAAACAACAAACGGACAGCAGGAAGCGCCGCTGTAACAGGTGCTACAGATGAGAGCGTTGCCTTGCAGAAGCAGGGAGCCAACCAGTCACTTGAAAATATTACGGCCGGAATAGCCTCAACCGCCACTGCCAAAAAAGATCAGGCCATGAAAAATTATCTGGATGCAAACCGATCATATACGGAGGCTATCAATAATGTGAAACAACAACAGGCCCAACAGGAATCATCGGCATTAGGAGGTCTTCTCAATACAGGTATAACGGCTGCGGCCACTGTTTTCGGTGGCCCCATAGGCGGTACTGTAGCCAGTCAAATCACTAAAAAGAAATAGCAGGTATGGCAGTTACGGACAGATATACCAATTATCAAAAAAGAAAAGAAGCTGCCGGCATTGTCAATCCGGAGGAAGAGCGGCAGATCCATGATGAGTCTGTGGCGAGACAAGCTGAGGAAAACGCACGGGAACAGTTGCCGTTACGTCCCACGGTGGCTGTTCAAAAACCTGCGACGAGTGTGTCTACAGTCAATACCGTTCAAGAACGGGAAAATGCGGACAAGCTTCCCGTCCAGCTTCCTGGTACAGAAAAGCCGTGGCAGGAAATGAGCGCACAAGAAGCCTATGCGGCTCATCCCCAGCTGTCACCGGCCGCATACCTGTCAGGAGTGGCTTCTTATCGCAAGAAAAAAGGACAAGAGGGATTATCTTACACCGAACTTGCGGAAGCCCTGAGAGGACGGGACCCGTTACAAAGCGAGGAGGACAGAATTAATGCCGAAAGACGTTTACGTGCCGCCGAGAGTATCAATGCTGTAGGAAGTGTTCTGGCCAATCTGGTGAATGTGGTAAGGACACGAAGAGGCAATCCGTCAATGAATCTTTCAGGAGCCGGACGTGAAGGCCAAGCACGTATTGACAGAATACGCCAATACAGGGACAATCTGTCACGTCAGAATTATCAGGACTATATCGGAGCGATCGCACGTGACAGGGCCGAGCAAGCGAGAATAGATGTAGAGAAGGCCCGTCAAGACCGATGGAAGGCACAACAAGCAGCAGCAGAACGGGAATACAACTGGAACACATATAAGTTTGAAACCGAGCAGGCTGCAAAAGCGGCTGAATCCAAACGTAAGGCGGAAGAAAACGCCGCTAAACAGGCGGAAATCGAAAGACATAATAAAGCCACAGAGGGAATCAGTCTAATGAGAATAGATAATGATTCTCAAAAGCAAGATTCTCAAAAGCAAAATGGCAAAAAAAATAAATATCCTTCATATCGCATAAGTGGGAAAAAAGGCTTTTCCGACAGTACAAGAGCCTATGACCTGAATAAAAATGAAGATGTCGCACTAATGTATAACGATTTGGAAAAAACATTTGGCCTTGAAGCGGATGAACGCCCCAAATCCATAAAAGGCATGAGAGATTATATTCTCTCCATTTACGGGAAACAGCAAAAAGTGGAAAGCGGAGAAGCGTTCAACCCCTCTTCAAAACCGGAAAACAAATCATGGTCATTGAAGGGGAATAATAGTTGGTCACTAAAATAACATGAATCATGCAAGATAATAATACAGCCAGAAAGAAAGTATATGACGTATTAAGGGATAAAACCGGATACTCTGACTCATATGAGGATTTTAACAAATTCATGGATGAAAATGAGGAAGCCAGAAAGAAAGTATATGACGTATTAAAGGATAAGACCGGATACTCTGACTCATATGAGGACTTTAATCAATTCATGCAACCAGTTGATTCCTCTGTACAAATACAGCAATCTAACAACACCCCTCAAACTCCAAAGTCTGATTACTTTCAAACAGGCAACGGATATGACCCTGTTTCAAGAACATATTCAGGTGGTGTCGGAACACAAACGGAAGCGGATTCAATCTTTGATGCGAGACAGAAAGAGTTCAAGGAGAAGAATGCAGCTCCTCATTCCTATGGCACGGATGCTCCCGGATTACGTGAACAAGTAAGAACAGCCTCTGAGAAGGACAGAAGTCCACAGTTTTATGATTTTGTCAATGATACAGAAAGCATACAACCTGCAAGCCCTTATTCCGTATGGGAACAGCAGAACAAGAAGATTGAAGAGAAACTGATCCGACAACAGAAAGAAACTCCAGCAGGAAAACCCAAAGTGTCTGATCTCACTAAGGAAGTGAGATCAGACTATGGCAATGAATACATTGCAGGTGAAAGCGGCACCGCCCTGTATGGACACATGAATGAAGTACGTGAGAAAGAGAAATGGCAGGAAAAGCAGCAGCGTGAAGAACAAATGCAGAATGCGGAGAAATCCAGAATTGAGCAAATACGCATAGAAGAAGAAAGCCGCCTGGACAAGGAATATACCCCGCGTTCCATATCGTCCATGAATGATGTATATAACAACTATCGTGACAGGTTTGCCCTGACAGAAAGAGGAAGACAGCTTTCGGAAGAAATGGTCGGAATACAGAAGGAGATTCAAGACAAATATGCCAACCAGTTTCTTGCCTCAGACGAATACAGGAAGCTGTCACAACAATATAAAGGGAACAAACTTAACCAAAAAGCAAACGAAGCGTTTCAGAAGACCTACGGAGAGGTCATTAGCAAGGAGTTAGAACCATATCAGGACATATACAATAAAGAGATAACCTCACGTTATGGTACGGACATGAAACGTGACCTTGCCAGATTTGCCAAAAAGAGCGTAGGCTCCCATCTTAACACCCTGACCAATGAAGTAAACAAAGACCTTGATGACATAGAGGAAAAGATTACCAAACAAAAGAAAATACTAAGAAACGATTCCGGTAATGCGATGGTGAATGCCAGAATGAATACAAGGGAAGATCCTACATTAGCACAGTACCGAGGAGAAAGGACTTATCTGGAAGGGGCAAAAGACCTTATTGATGAATCGAACAATATTATAGAGGAAGCCGGGAAGAAAGGAAAAACAAACTTTTTTAGCGGTCTAGCGCGTGGTTTCGCCGATACCGCATTTGATCCCAAACAATGGACTTTAGGCATATCCGACATGATAGGCGGCATCCGTCTGAAAAATGTGGTGGAGAAAGCGGATAAAGGAGAAAAGCTCTCACCTTCTGAAGAGAAGTTGCTTGACGCCGCTGTCACCAACATGGCGGTCAACGCCTATTATTCCTCCGATTTGGGAAGAGGATACAAGGCTGGACAAACCACAGGAGCCAGTATCCCGTTCATGCTGGAATTCGCCATAAACCCGATATCGGCGGCAGGTGAGGGAATAGCCAAAAGCATTCTAAAATACGGTATGAAGAAATTCGGCGCGTCCGCCATGAAAAAAGAAATGGGGGCACGTCTTGCCGGAGACGCTTTGGTCGCAGCAGGAATGGAAGGAACAACAGGACTGGCGCGTGTCACCGCAGGAGCACAAGACAGAATGATGGGGAATATTCTGTTTGATGTTGACAAGGATGGAAACTTGACTTATGGAGGACGTGAAGGAGGAATGGATATGGGTAAAGCCATCGGCAAATCAATCGCTTCCACTTTTCTTGAGAACCAATCCGAGATGATTTTCAACGCATTCAAAGGACTGGGCAAAGGAATATGGAAGAATGTGGAAGAGACCGTTCCCGGTGGCGCAAGTGAATTCATGAAATATATAACGAACAGCAGGGCCGGTAAGCTATACAGGGAGATAAAGGACAACCCTACTTTCAAAGAAGCCGCAAAAAAAGCGCAGTTCCACGGGCTACCCGAAGAATATATGGAAGAGGTGTATAATAATCTTGCAAATGTCCCGTTAGGTGAAATGACCTTGGAAGAAGCCACAGACCTTGACAACAATATAGACACATTCCTTGGACTGGCTCCCACTTCCGTCGCTTTCGGCTTATTAGGACTTGGAAGCATGGGGGCTGAAAGGGTAAGACACCGCCAGAAGATGAATGCGGCTTTCGGAAACATGACCAAAGAACAACAGGAGAAACTGTCCGAACTGGAACGTATGTCAAAAGAACGTGGCAATGACGACATAAGGATTTTCATCAAAGAAACCATGAATGACGGTAGCCTCAGCAAGGAAGAGAAAAAGGCCGAGATAGAATATGCGTTTGACATTGCGAAGAACAATGCCATGGAGGACATTGCAGGAGAGCAGACCCGTGAGGAGTCCGAAAAGCGCACGGCAGCACAAGAAGAGGGAACGGATATCTATACAACTCATGATCCAGTAGCCATGCGCACGACAGTACTCCGTGAGGAAGTTTCCCGTGAACGCCTTTTATCCGTACTGGATGATGAAGCCATAGATGCGCTTGCCGGTGCCAATGACGCCCAACGTGCGGAAATGCTGGATGTCATGGACGAAGAGACCAGACGTCTGGCTACGGACTACCTACGGCAAAAAGACCGTCATGACGCAGTTGAGGACGCATTGGATGAGGCTCATGCTTCCGAATATGAACAGGCGGCTGTCAAAGTCCAGCAAATGTCTCCCCAAGGACAGGTTGTCACTATTCCGTTAGGAAGATTCGGAGACAAGGAGCACAGTTACGGAGTTGTGGTAAATGGACTGGGACCAAACGGGGAAATGACAATATCAGGAGGAACTCTCATGATAGTTCCTTTAGAAAATGGAAAGACAGGTCCTGTATATAGCAGCTTCAATATGGATAACGCAACGGCAATCAAGCCGGATGCCAATATGTCTTTTTCTTATAACGACCGTAATGAAATTCTCACTCAAATGCTAGAAAGTTACCAGATTGATGCAGAAATTATGGAACAGCAACCTACGTCCATCGGACAACCCTTCAACATAATGGACAATAACGGTAATCTTGCCACCGCATCTGCAATCGGACAGGATCAATCCGGCAATTGGATTGTTGCTATGGAAGGAATGAAAGAACCGATTACGGTAAACGACGAGCAATTGAGGCTGATGAAAGACAATGCGGACAAAGCTTCCATACGGCAGGAATATGCCGATATTGACAAAAACATTGAATCTGAAAGATTAACCTCAAAATTTAGCCCCGAAGTCCTGTCTCTTGTACCACAGGGAGGAGAAGAAGTGATAATAAATGGCATGAGAGGAACTATTGACAGCGATGTGAACGACGTAAATGGAATCATGGTTACCTGGGTTGATGATAATGACAGAGAAATTGGTAGAAGCCCTATCACTAAAGACGATTATTATACCTATAAACAGTCCTTATATGACACCCAGAAACTGAATGATTCAAGAAAAGACATTGGCAATGCTCAGGAAGAAAGAGAAGAGAAACCTTTATCCGAATATGACAACTATGTGAACACAGGAAATGTAAGTGACGAAACAGTGGAAAGGATTGCCAACAAGATAAAAAACGGCGATCCCTTGTCCCCGGAAGAAGAAAGCATGAGACAAGGATCCGCCTCAAGAGTGGAACAAATTCTTGCTGACATGAAAAAATCAGAGAGCCTTATTCCTGTAGATAAAAAAGGCAATCCCGTTTATCACAAAGCTCCTGTAGAGGCTACCATTGCCGACCTGAATGACGGAACACTGGAACCGGAAGAGGTGGACGAATTCATCTCTTTAAACCGAAAGGAAGCTGTAGACCAGCTTGCAAAGCTGGAAGACAAAGCACCGAAGATGAGAACAAACAAGGCCAAGTATGTGCAAGCAAAAAAAGACTGGCAAGTTCTGAAAGACGAACAACGGCAACGTATTGACTATTGGGATGAAGTGAAACGGCAAATCAAATCCTTACGAGAAAAGCCCGGTGATGCCATTGCGGAAGAAATCCTTTCCATGGAAGAACCAATGAACGGAGAGGAACTGGCCGCACAACAACTGGCGAACGGAAACATCCGTCTGCTCCAGTCTTCATTCTCCTATGAAACCGGATTCGGGAAAGATGAGGTAAAGAAATTTTTCGGATTGTTTGCGTCCGCAGACAAAGGAGGAGTAACCATACAGGAAGCAGGTGAATATCTGATGCAGACAGACCGCGAGAACGGAACAGGTTTCTTTGATCAGAATGACCCTAACGCAGGACGTGACGCAATCATCAATGTACTCGCACAAGTCAATACCAAAGGGGAATTGGCCAATTACATCAAAGAGAGCCGCAAAACCATAGCGGAACGAGAGCGTACAGCCGAGGAAGAAGCTGTCCTGCAAGCTATGGAAAATGCCTCATGGGAAGAATACGGTATGAGCTATGAGGATTTACAGAAATTACAGGATGCTATTACAGCATCTATGGAACAAATGCCACATTTGGTGGAAGAATTTAAAAAATCGAATGAGTACATCGAATTTATCAATACATTTGTAGAAACCAAAGGAACCATAGACAATGGAAAAGAAAGAAATGACCGAACTGGCTTATCGGAAAGTAAAGATGAAATTACGGATGATGAGCCACAAAGAGATAATCGCCCTTCTCCCAGAAGCAAAGAAGGCTATGACCGAGATAGAGAAAAAGTTTCTGAAACACAATCTGGCGAACGGAGCAGACGGACAAAGGGAAGCGTTGAGGGTAATCAGCAGTTATCTGATGAAACAGGAAATGGAGAAACTGAAAGCAGAACAGAGGAAATAAAAGGAAATTCAAACAACACCATACAAGACCATATCGCGGAAGCACGCGAAATGGTCGACACCTCTCCTACTGAAGCGCAGAAGGAAGCCGGGAACTATAAGAAAGGTCACATTAAACTTGATGGATATGATATTACCATAGAAAATCCGAAAGGATCCGTCCGTAGCGGAAAGGATGCCAACGGACAGGAATGGAGCATTACCATGAACAACGACTACGGCTATATCCGTGGCACGAAAGCCGTGGACGGTGACCATATAGACATCTTCCTGTCAGACAATCCGTCCGAAGGAAATGTGTTTGTAGTAGACCAGCTCAATGAAAAGGGTGAATTTGACGAAAGTAAGGTAATGTACGGTTTTCCGTCTATGGATGAAGCACGTTCCTCTTATCTTGCAAACTATTCTCCCGGTTGGGAGAACCGAATAAGTGCCATTACAGAAGTAACGAAGGATGAGTTCTATAAATGGATTGATTCTTCTGTAAAAAAGACAAAGCCGTTCTCTGAATACAAGAGCGTGAATCCTGTGCAACTTGCACCTTCCATAGAATCCGCCAATGCGGACAGAATGAAAGACATAGAAACAAGACTGGCCGAAATAGAGGACAGGAAGATAGAACTGGAGGATATTCTGGTAGAAGCCGGAAATGACTCCGTTGAGAGAGACGCTGTTTTCTCCGAGCAACAGGAACTGAACCAGGAACAGCAGGAACTTGAAGCCGAATATTCCGGCTTACGCGCAATGAATGACGAAAGCAATGAGATACTTACTTCCGAAGGCAGTGACATCCGGTTTCGCGAGGTTGGAAATGAGGAAATAAGTTCTTTCGCCAACAAGCACAACCTTGATGAAGCCGATGTAAAAAAGTACGCACAATCCATGAAAATGAAAAATCTGGGTGGCGCAAGTTATGCTTTCAAATCAATCAGCAGAAATGTGCGTCTCCAGAACTCCAACCTGTCATTAGGGCAATTCGTAAAAGTTTTTTCTCCGATCAAAAAAGAGCTGTATGAAAAGTTCGGTGATGTGGATGCCTTGAGAGATGAATACGTGCAAGAGGAAATGAAAGCCCGTAACATGATGGAAGCCGCCCGTAAACGTGCGGAGGAAGAAGCCGAATCGGAAAAGAAGCGTCTAAAGGAATTTGAACTGATGACGGATGAAGAGATGGATGAGGCCTATTTCAAGGCTATGGAAGAAAATAATAAAGCCCGTATGCGTGACATCATAAACGAATCCGCACGAAGAAACGGTTATGTTTCCGCCGATGAATTCAGAATGGCACACCGCGCCCCCTCTTATGATGAGGAAGGTATTGATAAAAACATGGTTGACATTGCCGCAAACAAAGATCAGATACGCGAATCCTTAAATGAGCAGCTTCGCATGAACAGGGATCAATACAAAAATGAAAGTGCCGCCGCAATCAATGAAACATTGTCTGCCATTGACAAAGGAGAAAAACCGACCGTTACCATCTATCGTGCCGTTCCAAAATCATTGAAAGAAGGAAAGGTAAGAAACGGTGACTGGGTTTCCCTGTCTGAATCCTATGTAAAAGTTCATGGAGAACATGCCTTAAACGGCAATTACAGAATTATGAAGGAAGAAGTACCAGCCGAAAATTTATATTGGGACGGAAATGATATCAACGAATGGGGATATGATGACAGGAGCGATTACCGCTACAAGAATACAAAAAACAACCGAAAACTGAATGACCTGATAACCCGTGACGACAAAGGTAATGTTATTCCTCCTTCCAAGCGATTCAATGCAAGAAAAGCGGATGTAAGATATCGTTTTATTGGAGAGAAAGGCGCATCCCAACTGGATAAGGCAGAGGAAGCAACTACCCGCCTTGATAACCTGAATGTGGCACGAGAGATGGAATCCGCTTTCAATACGAAGAAAGAGCGCATTGAGAAGCTGCGGAAGAGTGAGCCGATAGAGATTACGGGTAAAGAGATAGAACCGAGCGATGACTTGAAACAGTACAAAAAAAATGCGTTGGAATATGGAAAGTCATTACGTGGAGAATATATCAATAAAGATACGGGAGCTATTATCTCTGTGACAGGAGGCAATAGTCGGGGAGGTATTCGTGAAATATTGCAGCATGATTATAAGGATGTAGAACATCTGCAATCTATCGCAGCCGTACCTCAGATTATTGAAAACTCCGTCTTCATTGAAGAACTTGCCAACGAAGATTTGGAGAAATATCCCGGTGTAAAATCATTCTCTTATTATGTATGTGGATTGAAAATAGCCGGTGTTGACTATACTGTGAAAGCTGTTATCGCCAATCAAAACAATGGAGAACGGTATTATGACCACAAACTGACTAACATAGAGAAAGGCAAATTACTATCCATTGCCCCAACAATACAAAAAGCTGGAATAGATGGTAACTCGCCTTTATCTGATGTCAAAGATAAGCGTTTGCTTTCGATTCTCCAAACAAATGAAAAAGAAAATGCTAGGAAAATCAAGCAGGCTACAGGTTGGGAACGTGGGGCTGACGGAAAATGGAGATATGAAGTGGAGGATTTCGAGATTGATCCGAAAGGACTTGCGCGAAAAAACAGACTTTGGTCCAACCTGTCATGGGGCAAAGAGTATGATGCGCTAAGCGACAAACTGTTTGATGGAGTAGAGCTGACGGAAGAAGAAGCAGCCCGTTTTGATGAATTATCAGAAAAGGCAGAAGAACTTCGCGCCACATACGAAGCGAACGACGTGCGTTATCTTGACGATTATGTGAAGGATGAGAATTTGTTTAAGACTTATCCGGAGTTGAAGCAGATACGCGTGGAGATATACAACGCCCCTACAAGCAATACGGGAGCGACTTATTATGGAAGCCAAAACTTGATACGTGTGAATGAGTTTGTTCTAGACAGGGCGGATTTCCGTAGTATCTTAGCGCATGAGGTACAGCATGCCGTACAATCAATTGAAGGATTCGCTCGTGGTGGAAACAGTATGACTTATAGAAAATACCTTGACGCATTAAAAGAAAAGCGCGATGCCTGGTCCATGATTGAAGAGTTTGCTGACAAGCGTGAGGAACTTGGAGAAGACGCTTCACAGATGGATGTTTATAATGCTTTGGTAAATGAATATCACTCAGATGGATTCGAGTTTGGGGATGGCTTTATCCCCAGCCGTAATGCTTTTGATAAGGGATTCAATCTTTGGGTGCGGGGTTATGATAAAGAAGGATATGAGGATGCTTATAATGAGTATCAATCTCTTATTGAAAAATTTGGACTTGGTGGAGAAAACGACAGATACAATGAACTATCAGGTGAAGTTGAAGCACGTAATGTACAATCCCGTATGAATATGACACCTGAGGAACGCCGCAATACTCTTGCTTCGGAAACGGAAGATGTAGCACGAGAAGACCAGATATTTATAAACGACGCTTTGGAGGCTTATGCTTCTGTGTCTGCTCCCATGAATACAGCAGTGAATGAACTTTCTGAGTCTCTTCATACACCTATAGAAAAAATCACTTCCGAAGACCAGCTACCACAAGGCGAGGCGCGCAGACGTATCGAATCAGGAGCCAATATCAAAGGATGGTACTCACCAAAGGAGAACAAGGTATATCTATATATGCCAAACACAACATCCGTGGAGGACGCACAGGCGACTATATTCCATGAGGTGGTGGCACATAAGGGATTGCGTGAGCTGTTCGGAAAGGACTTCGATACCTTCCTTGACAATGTATACAACAATGCCGCACCATCAATCAGACAGACCATCAACCGGATGGCGGAAAATGAGAACATATCCATCCGTACAGCAACAGAGGAATATATGGCAGACCTATCCGAACGCGGACCGGCTACCTTTGCGGAGCAGTCCTTGTGGACACGAATCAAAGCCTTCTTTATAGACATGCTCCGTAAAGCGAAAGTGAATCTGGGGTTTGAACTGACGGACAATGAGCTGAGATACATCCTTTATGAAAGCTACAACAGACTGAAACAGTCAAACTACCCTGTTGATGTGGCAAAGGAAACCGTCATGCGTTCAAAACTGGGAATTGGTGAGCTTGATATGAACCGTAAGGGAACTTTAACATCCAATATAGGATCGGAAGAAAAGCCAAGCAAAAGTATTGGGAACACTCCAAGACTTGATGAAGGCATCCTATTCAGGAAAGAACCGGGATTAAACGAGGAATACAATGATATTATAAAATCCGGCTCATTCGGTTTTCAGGAAGCGTTCCAAGACAGTATGCTCTCACTAAAAGTCGTGATGGATCTGATTGAGAAACAAACAGGCAATAAAGCAAGGACCTATGAAAACGCCTATACAGCCGAAAACCGTCTGAGCAGTATAAACAAAGTGGATAACGAAAACTACATGAAAGACTTCTTCGAACCATTAATGAAGGAAGTCAAGAAGTTGTCAGACCTTTATGGAAGAGAACGGCTGGAAGAGTACCTGCTAGCAAAGAGTGGTCTTGAAAGAAACGAAGTATTTAAGAAAAGGGATGCGGATAAAGCATATAATGAGGCGATGGAAGAACTGGACAAGAAACTGAAGGAGAAAAACATCACACAGAAACAGTATGATACTTTGAAAGACAAGGCAGAAGAAGACCATAAAAATGCTCTGAAAGCGGACAAGGATTATTCGGGGCTGGAAGGTCTGGTCTTTAAACCGCATAAAGAAGAGCTGGATAAAAAACTTGACAATGGAGATATAACTGAAAAGGAATATGAGGAAGAGGAGAAGAAAATAAAGAAAGGTTTCAAAAAATATGCAGAAAATCTGGTTTCCTCCTTAGAATCGGAAACTGGGAAAAATGCCATTGAAACCTTGTGGAAAAAAATAAATGCCGCTACCGGCGAGACACTGCGTAAAGAATATGAAAGCGGATTAATGTCCCGTGAGATATACAATGAGGTAAAAGGCATGATGAGATATTATGTACCTTTACGCGGATGGGAAGAAACTACTGCGGAACAGGTGTTCGATTACAATCGGAAAGACTCTCCCATACAGAATAATCAGAAAAAGACGAAAGGCAGGAAATCCATAGCGGATAATCCTATCGCTACCATCGCGGCTATGGCCCAATCTGCCATTGTAAGAGGGAACCGCAATAGGATGAAACAACGTTTTTTCAATTTCATCGTCAACCGCCCCAATACTTTGGCCACTTTCACTGACACCTGGTTCTCAAGACAACCTGACGGCTCCGTAGAGGAAATAATGCCGGATATCAAAAATGATGATTCTCCGGAAGTGATAGCGCAGAAACTGGATGATTTTGAAAAGAAAATGAAGGAAGCAGAAAAGAGGGGTGATCAAGTATGGAGAGGAAGACTTCCTTTTGGAGTGGAGCTGAAAATGAAGCCCGGTCAGAAAAAAGAGCACATCGTTCCCGTCATGATAAACGGCAAAGAATACAACATTTACATAAATGGGGATCCAAGAGCCGCACAGGCCTTGAATGGACTGACCAGCGCGGAATCGGATGCTAACTGGCTGGCCGAATTCTACAAAAGCGTGAAACGGTTCTATGCCGGAGGACTTACCAGCAACAATCCAGACTTCGCTGTAGCTAATTTTGTCAGGGACTCCATCCATGCGGCCAATATGATCTATCTGGACAAAGGGATATTGGCCGCAGGACGATTTATCTTCAATACTCCCAAAAGTTTCAACGCCGTATTCCGGGGAATAACCGGCAAAGCCGGAAACACAAAAGAAGATACATATTTTAAAGAATTCCTGAAATATGGTGGAGAGACAGGATATACGGCTATCCATACATTGGAGGATTATAAAAAGGAATACGACAAAGAACTGGAGGATCTGAAAGGACTGAAAAAGATGCTCCGTCCCGGAATGGAGACTGTTTCCATGCTGGCGGATTGGTTCCAGACGGCAAACCGGATAGTGGAGGATGTGAACCGTTTCAATGCATATATGTCAGCGCGAAAAAGCGGAATGAGCATAGAAGAATCTGTGGATGCCGCAAAAAACATCACTGTCAACTTTAATAAGAAAGGAGCTTTAGGAAAAGGAAAGAACAAGTTCTGGGCGGGCATTGCATCCATCCTAGGACATTGGGTTTTATTCTTCAATCCAAGCATACAAGGACAATACCAGTTATGGCAGAAGCGGAAAGAACATCAGAAAAAGTTTTATAGCCTGTTGGCAACCATAATGACTTCCGGAATGATGATCCCCATGTTAAACGAAATATTGGTAAGCGCAGATGGTGGAGATGACAAGGATGATTATTGGAAGCAGAACGACTATGCTCGCAGAAACAACCTAATGCTGTACATTGGAGATGGATATGTAAAAATCCCTCTGCCTCCCTTCTTCCGTGAGATTTATGGCATGGGAGATATCCTTTATTCACTTCTTAACAGCCGTATCACCCCTGAGCGTGCAGGACTTTCCACCTTAGCACAAATACAAAGTGCCATAGGTTTTATTAATCTCATATCTGAATCAGAGAGGGAATCAGGACCGGAAGATCTGCTGAAAGGTATCGCGCCGGATTTACTTGCTCCGATAATGGATATTGCATTTAATAAGGATTTTACAGGCAGACCAATAGCCAAACGCACGGAATACAACAAATTCATTCCCGAATATCAGCGTGTATACAAAGGAGTAAATCCCGGTTTCATAGCCATATCCGAAGCTCTTAATGACATGAGCGGAGGTGATGAGGTAAAAAGAGGATGGCTGAACAACGCATGGATTAATCCGGCTTATATGCAGCATCTTTTTACCAGTTACTTGGGAGGAATAGGCAAGAATATGGCCAATGCGTCCGCAATAGCAGTTGATGCAGCTACAGGCAATGAAGAGAATATAGATCTCATAAGACAATTGCCGATAGTACCACGATTTTTCAGCGGAACAGATGAACGTATTGTTTCATCCGCAATCAACCGGGATTTCCGGGAATATGAAAACAGATACAACCGCATGAACAGTGAAAGGAACCGATATAAGGAATTTGTGAAGAAAGGACGGACTGAATATCGTGACGAACTGGAACGGCTGAAATCCAACGGGGAAGAAGACTTTATTAGATATTTCAAAAAAGAATTGAAAAAACTGAGACGGAAACAGGAAAAATTAAAAAATAATCCGGACGACAAGGCTTTGGAAAAGGAAATAACGGACTTAAAAGCGAAAATAACAATGGAAAGCAGAAAGTTGTTGATGAAATAGATTGCCCCGCTCCCATTCATCTGTTCCGCTGACAACAAAGGCTCTGATAGCAGAGTCTAACGAGGAGGGTTTAGGGCAAAATTCCCCTAAAATTGATAATCAATCAGTTAAGGAAATCAGGGTTAAAGAAAAAAGCAAAGCTGGCAGACCTAAAAGAATAAGAACCGGACCTGTAAATCCGGTTCTTTAATATATCCTGCTATATCCATCAATAATGATTACCCTTTGATGTTTATTTTTTCCTGCCGTTCCGGCATTCTAGCAAAATTTATTGGTAAACAACACATTATACATATCATTAGACTCGCAAGGCTCCGAGATAAGCAAATCCTCATCTGGGAACATGGCAAAGAAATCATTCCACATATCGGACTCCCATCTTATGTATTCATCATCTCTTCTTCTAATATTTTCTGGGGATATCTCAATTATATGAAAATCAGTCATGCTGTCAAAAGCATATTTGATGAAAATACCCTTGAACATATCATCAAGCTTCTTTAATCTTTCAATGATAAAATCTGTTACCGCATCCATAATCATAGGCTCTCTAACCATTTTTTTCCTCTTTTTGTAAAAGTCCAGAGGTATATACCACCTACCACTACAATTCCTACCGTAAAAATAAAACCTAATGCGTCCATAATACCCTCATATTTCCAATGAAAAGTACACTATAGATTTGCGAGCCATTTCTTGCCTTTCCGGGTATTTAACCATATAGCAAAGAAAAAGGCTAACATTCCAGAACCACCAAGCACAATCAATAAACCTTCCATAAATTACCTCCTTATTATTTTATATCCAATATAAGCAAACACAATGGTCGAAAATGCTCCAATTATTAAAAGCCCCCAATAATCATCATTGCCAGAGTCTGTGAAAAAAGAAACCGCACCACCTGCTACCATGGCAGTAAATGATGTTTTACCCAGATCGTAGAAGAACTTTCCAAGGTTTTCCCGACTTGTTTTCTCTTTCTCCTTAACTTCCTTCTTTTCTTCCTGTTGCCTGATGAAATTTCCCATTCCGCATACTTTTTATGCAAAGCTATAAAAAAAAGTTGGCAATCACAATGTAAACGCCAACTTTTATAACTGATTTTATCACTTTCCTCCTTTGCTCAAAGTCATGGGAGCATGACATCCTCCCCGCTCCCACTCCTTGGCAAGCATCTCACGCAATATCCTGTTCTCCTCCAGCACCATAAGAACCAGTTTCTTCATTTCCTCAATATCCTTGTTGTTCATAATAAAATTCATTTTAAATTAATTGTAACGGTTGCAAATCACAACTATTAGGGGTGTGACGAACCATCCCGCTGCCATAAGCAAGACGGGGAATACATTGGATTAATTAATAAGTAAAATTCAAATTACGCGGCTGGATTCAGCTCACCTTTTATTTGCTTGATAGCTTTCTTCACGTTCCAACCGTTTTCATACAGGGCTATGATGAAACGCACACCTCTCTGTGTCCATACAGTATATACACTTGTCCCTATAGAACCGTCCGAACGTGTGTACGTCTGTGTACGGGTAGAGTGCATCCCCCAAGTGGAATAAGGTGCATGTAATATCCACTGTCCGCTTTGCCGGTAAATGATTCCGATTTCTTTCAGCTTCTTGTGAAGCTTTTCAGCGTCCATTCCTATCTGCTTGGCGGCTTGTGTACTCGTCTGTGTGTTCACACTCTGCAAGTGATTGTCGTAGTAGCTGACTTTCGGAGCGGATTGTGTAAGTTCTTGCTGTTGGAGTTCGATAGTTTCCTGCTGCTGTTCAGCTTGGGATTCAAGTTGCTTGATTTTCTCTTCAGACGCTTCCAAACGTTTTTGTAGAATCTGCTGGGAACGCATTAAAATGTAATCATCATCCTTTAGCAAGGATTCCCGTCTGTTGAACTCGTTGATGAACCTTTCCTTGAACTCTCCGGCTTTTGCGCCTGTGTAGCCCATAACAAGAAAACTGAAACCGTCTTTGGTCATTTCGTATGCGGTCTGTTCTCTGTTTCGTGCATCCTTGTAGGTAATGCGCTCAAAATTGAGCCGATTAAAATTTTCTGAACATGAGAGGTTTTCAATATCTCTCACTACATTTTTGTGTTCTTTCCCGAACACTTGTGCAACGATTAAAGAAGTAGTAACATCATTACCATTACTGTTTTGAAATACTAAATCTGCCATGGATATATAAGGTTTTAATGGCATTATAGGCAAGTAAAAAACGGCTGCCCTGTCCCGTTACCTTACACCTATCCAAAGGCAGGGAGAGCATTAACTTCTCCACACGGGGGTAACAGCCGCAAAAGTATATTGCAACGCTTTACAAACAAGCATAAAAAATGCCTGCAATATGTTTGGGCAGGCTTCCGCTTGCCATTGGATATCATGTAGGTCATTGCAAATATACATATCTTTTCTATAAAACCCAAAAATTAAACAATAAATTTTTCTCAGTATGGCAAAGATGAGGCTATTATATAAGTGGCGCAAGAAACACATCAACAACATACACCAATTGTGTCAGTATCTACTATAGATCGCTCTTTTGCCATATCAATGGAAAGAACGTATTCTATCTTATTGTTCCCACCCCAATTTGCTCCATAATTTTGCGGAACAAGAATTTGGTAATCTTTCTTTTCTTAACTACTTGATTATCAACTTTAGGGCAATTTTACCCTAAACCCTCTTCGGTAGATTCTGCTATCAGATCCTTAATAAATTTACTCTCATCGTTCTGCTGTTTTAAAGATTAAACAAATAAAAATATCCGTAATAGGTGCTAGCTATTACGGATAAAGATATATTAAACGCCACTCTTGGCAGAATAATCAATCATCTATAACATCTGGTACTTGTTACGTGATGCAAAGATGAGGCTATTATATAAGTGGCGCAAGAAACATGTCGAAAACATACGCGAAATGTGTCAGAGTTTTATTTCTTATGCTTCTTTCTCAGATCATACTCTGCTATATGTTCCAACAAGCAGCACCGATAAGCCAATGAGGGATGTGTAGACTCCTTGTTCTCATCATAGTAACGATATAGAAATTCATTCCTTTTTTTATTATAATCCGGATCGTTCCGATCATTCGAAAACCCAACCAATTTACATAACGCATTTATATATTCTTTGGGATCCATTCCTGAAAACTCCATAAATCTATAAGCCATGATATCCGCTTCTATTTCTTTTTCTCTTGAATACTTGAATTTGGACAGTTCCGCCCTGTAGTCAAACACATTCATCAACAAATCATTATTTTTTTGAACATTTTCCCAATAAGCATCAGAATCCTCCTGTTTCACCCCTCCATTAGCCTGGACATATGCACTTGCCATACTATTTGCCGCCACCGCCACGGCAGCCCAAAACTTATGTTTCTTTTCCTTCCTCCTATCCTCGTATTTTTTCTGAAGACTATGCTCCATAACGAAATGTGCCATCTCATGTGAAAGAATACCAAACAGTTCTTGAAAACTATACTCATAAACAATGGAACTAGCCACGCATATTGTCCCATCAGGACATACAAATGCGTTCTTCTCATCTGAATCATACACGTATATGTTTTTTATCTTCTTCTGTGAATTTCCACCGCTTATCTCTTTTTTTATATCTATCCCCAACTCCATAAGAGTATCTGACAACGAAAGCAAGTCCTTATATCTATAAGAATCATCTGAGGCATCTTTATAGAACTGGACAATTTCATTCAGTCTCTTTTTGGAAGCATAAGCGTACAAATCCTTAAGTGGAAGATTCTTTTTTGAAGCCGTGTCCCAAAAGGACAATGTGCTATCAGTCGAATGAGTAGCAAGATATTTTTCCAACGAATCATATTTTCTGATATATTTATCAAATTCCTTTGTGTTTATCTTTTGCGCACACATATCAACAGACATCAAAAGCACCAATGCCGACATAACCAGTTTAGCAATACCTTCCATTTTTATAATATTATTAAAATCATTTATGTGTTAATATTAGCGTTTTATTTTTATGACTTCATTACTCCGTACATTATAATATTCCTCTGTCCACGTATCAATAATACGATTTTCAGAAACACGTACATAACGTCCATTAAGGACATATAAAAACCCCAAGACCAATGCAATAATCATTATTACAACTTTAACAATCCGATACGTTTTATCACTCATGATATTCTTCATTTATAACATATTCTACATTCTCTCCTACCCATACCCTTAGCTTGTTCAAGACTTACGGATTTCACATCTCCCGAACATCTGTCCAGCCCACGGCATTCGTCCGTCTTGTGATATACCCTGGCTTTCGGACCTGTACAAATATACACTTTAGCGGCATCACCGCATGATGTCATCCCCACCCCTGCCGCAAAAAAAGGAAGCAGAAACAATGAGGCTATAACCAACCTTTTCATATACTTTATATTTTTTGCACAAAAATACGCATATAATTGTAATTTACAACACAAATCACAAGATTTTACATTACCGATTGTTTTTAATAAGATTGTTTTATATCTTTGTATACCTTTGTTATACCTGATTACTAATCATTATTGAACAGGAAGGGCGGCAATCTGGGAAAGACAGCCGCCCTTGTCACATATTGGATAAACATACACAAGACCAACCTGTGTGAAAACAAAAAAGGACGGTCCGAAATTATATCGAAACCGTCCAAATCCTGATGCACATCGCTATGTGCGATGCAAAGATAATAAATTCCATGCTAATATTTTACATTCATGAACAAATAGCTATATTTGCGTCGTCTTTAAATTTTAATACTATGAAGCAATCAATATCACTTATATTCATAATCCTATTCTTAGGTTCATGTGTCAGCAAAAGCAAATATGAAGATTTAGAAATGGAGAATTACAATCTTAGAGAAGAAGTGGACAGACTAAAAAACAAGAATACTGACCTGAACTCTACGATTCTGGACATGTCCCTGCAAATAGAAGAACTACAGGAAAGGATTGAAAACGATATTGAATATGCCTCACAGGCTAGAAACGCCATAGAATCCGCACAATCATCTTTATTTTTAGGATTTGATAGAATATTTTGGGAATCAGAACTTGACAATGCCAAATCTTGCATGTCTTATATAAAATATGGCTATTAATTATATAATATGGGAACAATCGAAAGGACACGGGTAATACGCCCTTCTTCAAGAAAAGATAAATCCACCTATAAAGTCGATATTGAAAGACGACAAGAAAAAGACAGTCTTCATCTAACAGTTACTCACGAAAATGACTGCAATTTCAGAAAAGAATATTATTTTTCTGCAAATCAACTATTAGGAAAAAAGTCCATCCACTTCAAATGGAACGGAAATGATATTATTTGGACCGATGAAATTGTACCGATTCGAATTGTTAAATAAAAAACGATATAGAAAATTTCATTTTCATAGAATAATGAAACTAGCTTTTTGCTATATTTGCATTATCAATGCTTTCTTTATCGTCCATATATGTCAATGACGTTAAACTTATGACTATAACTCTTTACAAAAGAATGCCAATGGCAACACTTATAAAGAGACTCCAGTAGTATTTCTATCGCTGCGATACTATCTGTGAGTCTTTAAAGAAAAGAGCAGCGACTTTTTACTCTAAAAACAAGTGGTGGATAAATCCTGCAATCAAATATATAACCCGAAAGGCATTATAGTTTGTGCGCGAGCATTAGGAAGAAATAGCATAGTGGTTCGAACAATGTTACTAACGATTTTTAGAGTGACAATATGAGGTCGGTAATTAGGGAGGATGGAGGGGCCTCCCCTTTTTATGTAAAAAAATAGCATTAAAAACAATTACCAATATCCCAAGGCTGCTCCTCTATGATAAACAAGTTTACCAACTAAAGTGTACCCTATGGTAGTAAAATGAGTTCCATCCATTAGTAATTGAGGAGGACATTTACCTTGGTTTATAAATTCAGTGTCTTCTTGAGTAGGCTCCAACCCAGCATCTACCAACCCTTGTTCCACCATATATTTTCTTAGATTAATATATCTAAGTCCAAATGCTTTTTGCATGACTTCTTCTTGCGTTTTTCTGCTATTTAAATCTCCTGTATGCAGTCCTATAATTATATTTTTTTTAGTAGCTGCATAATTTATAGCCATATTATGATAATCTACTAGTTGCTCTGGAGTGAAGCTACCTCCAACAGTAAGCCCATTAGTTCCCATCCATATAACAAGAACATCACTATCAACGCCAGTTCTCAAAGCTGTTGATATTACACTATTAGCTGGTATAGTAACAGGAGTACTTTGAGGCGTCACAAGACTCATCATATATCTACCATTATTATCATTATATGATGTACCAGTAAATAAGAGATTACATAGAACATTGTTAACCATTACAGGAGTTATTAAGCCCCTGGTAGTATCTTTAAAGGCCCATCTCTGTAATGGAAGAGAATTGCCAGGAGTAAGAGCAGATATTATACCACTATCACCCAGTGTTCCTATCTGAACACCAGAACCATCTGCAGGAAGTACTATTTGATTTTTATTTAATAATACGTTAGAACCTTGTCTTCCAAGTATCATCTCTATAGAATCAGCATCATACCCTCCATTTATAATTTTCCAATTGTTTCCTAAAGCAGAATTAAGGACCTCAGGGTATGAAGTTGTTACTCCACTTTGGTATCCTACTGTTAATGAGTCACCCAAACAAGTGATATACTTAACATTTCTGTTTGTATAAACTGTATCTAACCTTTCCACAAAAACCTTCCCGGCATTAGGAAATTCTCTATAATTTACTACAAGAAATGTTGCATTATCTTGAGTAATTTCAATCTCTGATTGAAACAGAGATGACACCATTGGACCTCTTTCTAATACATTTTTAGAATTATCTGTTATATAATAAGGTCTTGCAGCCTGCCATCCATAAGTACTGATTCTAAATTTATCTCCTTTCTTACACGGAATGCAAGTATTGAGAATATTAAAATTTGGATTACTCCACGTGTTTATAAAACCAACGGTTAGATTGACCTCCCAATATCCCTTATTAAAATCATCTATAGTATAAAATGGCTTATCATCAAGCACTCTAATATATTTATCAGGAATTGTGCCATCAGCATTATTCACTATGATATACCCATCTTCAGGCATCTTATAATACGTCGCTCTTCTTCTATTATCATCATTAGGCTCTGAATAAATCACATTTCTATCTTTGTCTAATACTATCAATGGAATACCTCTGGAAAAGCCACAGGATTTAGAATATATAGCTGTATCTTTCTTGGCTTCAAACAGTATAGTAGAAATTTCTCCCGGAATATTATGTCTATAAAATAAGGTCTTACCATTTTCAAGAATAAAGTAATGATCTTTCAAAAAACAATTAGAGGTTAGTATAGTCTGTAATTCTACACCTTTTTCTACAAAAAGATTTTCTGTATTTTTTATTTTGAGCAAAAAGAATAATGTATTAACATTATTTTGATTATGATTTACTATCAAATAACCATCTTCTTCCATTTCTATAATAAATGAATCTTTTACAGCTTCAGATTCTTCTAATATATTCAAATCAGTAGATGTTTTAAACCAGTTTTTTGCATTACCCTCCCCATTATTCTGCAAATAGAACTTATCACCTGTTTTACACTTTATTATTGAAGAATATAAAGGAATATTAGGATTTGACCTGGAAAAAACAGCTTTACCAGCCACATTTTCCCAATAATATCTTTCTAAATCACTAATAGTAAGTACATGAGAATTAATAGCATTCAAATTTCCTGTTACAGAAATGTCAAAATCAGTTGTAATCTTGACCCAATTCCCTGCTTTATTCCATTCCGAATTTGTTATTTCATTATTTGCAATAAATTTCCAAGTTTCATACCTATCAGTTGATTTAGAAATAAACCTAATTTCAGAACCATGCCTCCTAATACTTGTTGGAATATTATATATTGCATCACTTAATGTAAACTTATTTGTTCCATCTATATTAGTATGATACAGTGAAATATCATAAGGTATATTAAATGATATAGTTTTTTGACTAACAACCTCTGTTTCGCTATCCCCCAGTTCCTGCACCACACCGGCATTGATGGACTGGAACGGACCGTGATCCACCCATCCGCCGGCATTATAAATATTCAGGTGGTAGATGGGCTTGGTATGTTCGGCATCATCATCCGCATAGGTAGGTCCCACCATAATCATATCACCCTGCTTAGGATTAAGATATTGTGATTTATCTGTTACATAGGCTTTAATAGACAAACTGTTTGTAACTTCTCCGCTAAGATCTGACCACGTTTTGTTATCCCGCGATATCTGAAATTTGTTATCCTGAAAACGGAAATAAGCCGCAATGTAATCAGAACATTCCTCCCATGTCTCGTTATCATAGGAGAAGTGAAGCTTGTTATCTATCGTTTTGAGCCACGGGGTAAGTCCGTTATCTCCTTTGGGCCCCAAAGCAGCTATGCCGGTATCCTCATCGTTAATCACCCACGTGCCTTTTACCGATACGGAAATATCTCCAGAGAGTGTTAGTTCGTCCACACGTACCCAGTTGACATCAAGCCCCCAGTGAAAGTTGTCCTTCTGTGCATCATTCACACATTTCTCGGTTATGGCATTCCCCTGCATATCCACGTATGATATGATGATCCCCTTACGCCTCATTTCTTTCGGAACAATATTTCTCGTATGTCCCGCTGTACCCTGATACTGCACATAAATATTGTTATACTGTGCCAGTATCGCTTCCAACGACGCGCCAGTTCTTCCGTCATGTACCGCCTGTATCACTGTACGAGGATAGAAAGGGAATCTTCTTCCCAACATTTCATCAAGCTTGTCCATCTGCCTGATACTTGCATACTTGCTGTTGCAGCAAGAATCTTGTATGTTGTTATCTTCCATGATGTTTTTTAAAAAAGTTATAGAATTAACATTTATTCCAGACCATCCCCAGTCAACGGAGAAAATCCTTCTGCCAGACATCTTCTCTTTAAGGCATCACGATATGATTTCATTGCCGACAGTTGCCAACGCTGAAGTATTTGTTTATGCACTTCCATTTTAGAAAACACTGGAGATTCATTGATGAATTTCTCCAACTTTTCCACCCGGTCATTAAGTTGCTTATACTCTTCTAGCATTCTTATTTGATATCCTTGTAACATGGCTTTTATTTTAATTATCGTTATTATACTGTTGCACCTGTAGCATCAACCCAGTTTGGCCCTGCCCACCAAATAGGCCTTCCGAGTGTTGTATCAAAATAACAGAATCCTACAGGTTGACCAGTGGGCCTAAGTTCAGTGCTCCCTGCTCTTTTTACACCTGCTTGCAGTCCATCCGCTTCTATCCAGACACCTGTGTAATCCAAGTTGGAAACTCCTACTTTTTTAAAGAACAAAGGTTTTTGTAAAGTTGTATCAAAATAGACATATCCATTAGGATTAGGCTCATAAGAACCTTCAAAAGCTGGCCTAGACTCCGAATTACCCTGAGTAGCCTTATTAATATTAAATCCCAAAGCATTTACATGATGTACGCCTGTCCATATGTCCAGTTTCCTCAAATTTTCACTATAAAAAGTCTTTCCCTTTTGCTCTAGTTTAGAATACGGACTATTAGTTCCCCCTTCTGTTGTATTACCAACAACATTTGCAGTTATCCTTACATGCCCTAATAATTTGGCGCCGTTGAGATCAAGGGTTCCTAAAGCTCCTGTTTTACTTGATTTTACAGTAATAGATCCTCCTATAAATATAATAATTTCTCCAGCAGGCAAAGTCATCCACCCAGTATCCAATACTATATCATGCTGTATTACACAAATTCGATGACCTCCGGTAAAAATAGGATATTTATCATTAGGAGTCGTAAATTTTACCTGATCAAATCTCAAACCGTTTTTATGAAATACCTGATTTTCTAAAAGAGATTTATAAACGATATTATTTTCATATACATATTCGTTTATTCCAACAAAAGAATAAAAAGCGGTCAATAAAGTGTCATCTTTTACTTTATTGTATTTGGGTATTATATAATTAGCATTAATCCTTTCAGATGGGTTCTCCACAGAGATTTCGTTGTTAATATATCCCATCGACTGAACAAAAGAGGTGGAATCATATATGGATTTATATGTTCCATTACTACTGCAATTTGTGAAATTCAGAAGAACAGGATTACTACCTTGATCATTTTTAATAGTACCTATTATTGATTCAATATCAGATTGCCAATTTGAAGTATTATCATTTTTATTAAAGACGCAGCCTGTAAAACTCAAAGAGCTGTTATACCATACAACAATCTGAGATTTAGTAGAGATGAAATCATCTCCTACAGGAACTGGAGCGGGATAATCATGTCTTCCCCCCCAAAAATTGCAATTTACAAATCTAACATTAGCACCAAATGTTTTATAAAATAAAATATTATACCACATGGCTGAATCAAATATACAGTTAGTTATAATAACGCTATTCACCCATGTAGTGAACATTAAATTATTTTTATTATTCCATTCTGATTTTACATTATTTATAATACATTCCGTAGCTGTATTTATTACGATCCCATTTCTACATGAAGTTACAATGCTGTTAGTGAATCTATGGTCTGTTATTGATTTGAATTGTATGCCATCACATTTATTTTGTATAATCATAACATTATTGACATCAGCAGCATTTACGTATAGTGCAGAATAATCTTTATCTGTAAAGAACTCCGTATCTGAAAAGTCAGATATATCACCATTATTAGTAATATACACTCCATCAATAACATTAGCTCCTGTATGCCATATAGCCTCTCCCCTTTTATTATTTCCATATATATTTATGTTTACCAAATTACAATCTATGGAATGGATACAAATATTATCGGAGTTTTTAATAAAACATGATTTGATATAAATTTTGATTTCTTCAAGCGTTAACGAATTCTTCTGGTTGTAATAATTAGACCTTGCAGTATTGGTTATTGTTATATTTTTAATATTAATTGTATCTATTAAATAAACTTGATTACACACAACTTTCCCTTTTATAAGAGAAGTGAAATCACAACATTTTTGAATAGAATCAGTATCATTGGTTATACCATCTCCTTTAGCTCCAAACCATTCCGGATATGATTCAATAATTTGCCAAGTACCGCTAAAATCTATATTTTCAAAGATTTTACCCAATCCTGCCTTTATGTTCGTGTTATTACCATGTATACATCCATTGGAGCAATTTCCTCCTTCAAACTCTAAAACACTCCCCTCAGGGATAATGATTATATTTCCCTCAAGACTATAATCATATTGAATGACATAAATAGTATTTGGCCGGCATACCATTGATTGAGTTAGTATATTTCTGCCAGCCACAAGATTCTTGCGCAGATAACATCTTCCCTTCCCTGAGTAATTATTCGGATCATACCTTTTATTAGCCAGTTTCAGTTGACCGTGAACCGATGTAATATCCTCATCATCCGCAAAATTGGTTATGCTCTTGTTGCCGATAAGCTGTTTGGTGGATTCGCTTAGCATATCAGGCGTTATCATCCCGTTCATCACGGTAGGAGGATTATCAATGAACATATCATTGAATGTATCCTCAATGTGACGTCTGACAGCTTTGCGTGTAAGATAAGTGTCCGGTATACGGTTACCGTTCTCATCCGCTATGGCCCTATCAGCCACCATCTCCGGTGCTTCCATCTTCTCAATGAATACCTCTTCAGCATGAATCTCATTACGCTCCGCCTCTAAATCAATCTTCCACCAGCTTTTCTTGTCTTTCCAAAGCGAAGCAGAATTTCCCTTAAAATACCATGTTTCAGCCTGATTGGTGTAAGCAGAAACAAACGTAACCTTCATACCGGGTATTCTGTATTCCTCCGGTACAAGCGCTATGGCATCTTCAAAAGTAAACACATTGCTCTTTTTTACAACAAAAGGGGCCTCGGACGTGCTTCGTTGTGCTACAAACGACGTTTTTGTGTACTCCGGCATGTTGACACGATCACAGGATCTGTATTTCTTCCCCTCAACATAATCAGGAAATGCACTGAAATATCTCTGTTCCTTCCAATCATGTGAGAATATCCGGGTATCTTGGGTATGATTACGGCTTACATTATATTCAGTCAGCAGATTATAATCGAAGATGCTCACCTTATCGACTGTGAGATCATAAGTTCCCAGAACACCGCTCAAATCATTCCATCCGGCCCGATATCCTTTAGGAACAAATCCTTCAACATAGTAGAAGTATGGCTTTGTTTCCTTCACACTGCCGACAAGTGCCCATGACGGTTGTTCCATCTTGTCCGGCAACGCTTCGGAAGTTGCCACATGACCTATATAATTGACATCGTTCAACGTCTCCATTTTAGGAACTTCGGCTCTGTCCGCCTTATAAGGAATAAGCCCCAGCAATGCATTAATCTGATCAGGCGTATAATGAATATTTTCATGATATTCATTCGGATGAGGATCACATGCATGATGAGGATGAAAGCAAGAATCAAATCTTTCCATATAAATATATTTTTTATTATTCAAAGATAAGCAAGAGCTTCACAATGAAATGTATATAATAAAAGAAACTCAGACTTTCACAAGCCCGAGCCCCTAAAACCTTAAACTAATACCTATGTGCTATTTTATTTGAGCGCAAAGTTACCTTCTTCCATAATGACTTTAAATTCCAGCTACGAGAAATAACACGAATCCTGTCACTAACCAGCAGACGATGATAATAATTCTGCCATTCTATCATTTTCTCCTTTCTTTCCCCGTCCTGACAGGAAGGTAAGCCGTTCTTGCTTTTCGTGTAATAAAAGCACATCTCTTTCAACTGCCCTCGGTTCATTCGCATACGGAACCTTCCCCGGTGAAGAAGATATTTATAACTGTCCCACCTGTCCTTATAATAATCATAAGTGATAGAGATGAGCTTCTGTTGTGCAGGATCCCATATGACAAAATAACGCCTTCCGTCCTGTTTATTCTTTTCCTCAGCCTCTTCTATCGCCTTTTTCAACAACAAACTGGACTTCCACAGACTTGCGATCCTGCGTTTCCGCACAAGGCTTTTTACCGCCTTCAAAAACAACTTAATTTTTCCCATAATGTTACTAATTTTTATATAATATAGCCTCCGCACCCGTCGCCGACCTGTTGAGGCGTTTCATGTTATTCATTTTCTCTTCCATAGTGGGCAACACCCTCACCGGATATCTGTCCCATTCAAAACGGCTCACGTATAATCCTATTGCCCTGCTCATTACCCGATCATCATGCTTCCCTGCAAGCGCGCCATATTTGCCGTTCGGATATTTCATGTACCATCCCAATTCCTTTATCATTCCGGTTTCACGCTCTATCCACAGTTTGTCACGCACACACTGTTCCATATACTTAATAATGGCCACTTTGGTATTACGGTTGGTATTAAACCCCCATCTGGTTTCTTTCTGGCTCCTTTTTTCCAACTCGCTCCGATTATGAGCATATACATTATCATAAAGAGGGATCAGAATGGGAAAGAACAATTCGCTGACGTTGTCTGTGTCTACATCATTAAGCTTACTGTACGCCGTGTTGTTCTCGACAATGAGCAGAGCATTGTTATAGAATGACGCAATTTGCGCACATTTGATCGCAAGCAGATCCGGATCTGTATGCCCGTACCATTCCGCCACCACACGCGGTCCAGCGTCCTCATTGAACACTCCGCTATCGGCCATCATATCCGCGCGGTCCAGCACAGTAATCACAGAGTAATCACTCGTCCTATATTTCCCCCCGATATCAACTGACACAAAGTAGCGGTTTTCCAACCTCCATGTCTTGTCTGGCATCTCCCATATTTTCAATTCCCCTCCTTTACGCCTGAACAGTTTCAGTCCTTCGACAGCCTGTTCACCTTTCGGGGATTTTCCGGAAATATCCCCTTGGAATACCGGCTCACGGCAGAACCTTCTGAGTTGTTCTACCTTGTAAATGTCAAATACAAGCTGCCCGGAATACTTGAATGCCTCCACCGGATCGGACGGATACTCCTGCTGCATGTCCTGTATGTCCGCATACTCCTTCATCTTCTGCCTGTACCAGTAGATGCCTTGCAATGTCGCTCCAATAGTCCACAGCCAGTACATATAGTCCCAGTTTCCGGACTTATCGTTACGCCTTTCTATCAGGGTACAGGCCCATTCCAGCATATCTTCCGGATCGAGACGGTATTCCTCTATCTCCCACCATGCGACAAACAACGGCTCGAATGCGGACAGTCTCTCCCCATGATCATCCGTTCCATTGGCACGATCCCATTCATCCTTGTAGAAATTCTGCCCGTTCGGCGTGCTTTCATACACAATCATCGTATACGGTTTGTACAGGATTCCCGAACAGGATGATTTCACCTGTTTTTGCGGATCCATCTTTTCCGTCTGAGGCCAAAACGCCACCTCCGTACAATGCGCCATGGCCGAATCACCACCACGGGCGCCCTCCGGATTCATCGCGGTTGCCGTCTTGATTTTGCAGTTCCGGGAAGGTATAAGACTTATGTTAGAGGTTCCCCCTCCCTTGATCTTCGGAAGAGAGCCGTCAAACTCTATCCCCTCTTCATAAAAAAGGAATTCAGGAAGCTGGGTTATGAGCTTGACATACATATCCTTCACTTCAGCTGCGCTATCCCCCTGATGTCCAACAATAATGCTGTTCCAACTCTTCACATGCATTATCTGTATCCATGACATGTATATCTGTGTACATGTGGATCCTCCCCACTGGCGGGCTTTCAGCAATATGACACGGATAGGTTTGCCGGCACGGCGCATTCTTTCAAATGTCTCAGCCAGCTTTACCTGCGCCGGACGCAGAAGAAAAGGCACATCCTCCCCTCCTTCCTTGTTTTTGATACGCGCATACGCATAACAATAGAAATAAAAGTCGTATTTGGCCCAGTAACGGAGAAACTCCTGAATGACAGTATTACGAAGGTCCTCATTATATTCCCCGTATGTCTGCCAGCAGAACTCCTCTATACTTCCGGCAAGATTCAATTTATAGATAAAACCGGTGGAGAACATCTCGACAGGAAGGAAAACAGATGAATTTACAAAATCATCCAGACATATCCTCTTCCGTTTTCCGGGAGCATTCTCCCCTGTCAACGGGTTATAGGACTTGAACAGTTCCGCTTCCCGTTCACGGTTCCTGCGGATCATCTCCTCCGCATTCCTTATGACAACAGCTGAGAAAAGAGTTTCTATATGGTTTATTTTAATGTTCTTTGCCATCCAACCTCCAGTTTACGCAATATCCATCCGGCCGCCAGCATAGCCGCATGATATCCACCCGCAATATGCGGCAGAAAGAAACCGAGAGCGGTTATGGCAAACAGCCTGTTACGCCTTCCCCCATCCATGGAGGACAGGCACAAGCCCGTATAATAGTAGATAATGACACTCCATCCGATCACAGGACTGCCGGAAGGAATGAAAAATGATATTCCGACAGCGAACATCCATGCGACCAGCGTCCGTGCAGGGGTTATCACCTTCCATAGAAAAGCCCATGCCATCCCGTTCAAAAGATAATGAAGCCATCCGGCATGTCCGAACATATAAAGCCAGTGACTTCCTGACAGGAATTCATGATACGGCAACAACACGGTCATGCACAAGTAAAGCCCCATGGAATATCTCATTTTCATAGTGATATACCTATTTCATCCCAGCTTTCCATAAAATATGCTGTATACGGTCAGGACTTATCCCAAATGAATCAGAAGGTCTCTCTATCGCAAGTCTTACGATAAGACGGAGATTCGCCTCCGATTTTTTTTTCATGATATCAAGGCAACAGCGGATCAGGCTGGAATACATTTCATATTTATACAGACTGCAATCAGGTATATTGCCTTCAGTCAGATATCTGTATAAGATCACGTAAGCCCGGTCCTCACTGACATAATGCTGCTTCGCCTTCATACCCGCAATTTCCTTGCATATATCCTTGTAGTAAGAGAATGTACACGTCTTTTTCAATTCAATGAATGTACGTACAATCTCCTTGTTCCTTATTAATTGTATTTCGCTGATATTTCCCTTGTGCTTCATGTGACCTCCTGTTTAAATGATAGCGAATGTACTTCCTGTAGATTGCATTATATCAATCCGGCTTGAACTAATACTACTAAATTTGTCAGTATAAGACAACAATGACATATCATGGAAGAAAAAAAAGAAAGAAAATCATGGAGAGATATTGTTTCATCCAGAAATCCGGACCTCGACCTTGAGGACGACCTCGCTGTCGGCGAATTCCTTGATGACTCTTTCAAACGTTATGACGATAGTGAATCACAGAGAGAGAACCTCAACAAAGTTCTTGCAGGAGACTCAAGAGCCGCCGGCATCCTGACCGGTCTGGCAAGCGGCATGGATGAGAACGGTGAACCGTTCTCTCTTGTGGAATATCTGATAACCAATTACGGGGATGATATCAGGGAAGCTGCAACAACGGAAGAGGCCATTAAAAAAGCAAAAGAGAAAGAAGCTGCCCGGATAAAGGAGGCGGCCGATGAGGAAAAAAGAAAAAGAGATGCGGAAGAGAAGCTGCGCAAAACAGATGAGGCACTGACAGAAGCTGTGCGGCAGGTCAATGTTGATGAGGCGAATGTAGTTTCCATGTTGGAATGGCTGTACGGAACACAGGATACAGACGGTATCATTCATAAAATTATCCGGCACGAATTGGATGCGGAAGACTGGAAAAGAATCATCCATGCCTTCAATATGGACATGGAAATAGAAGCCGCCCGAGAGGAAGGACGTAAACAGGGACGTACCGCACGTCCGGGAGCTATACACAGGAATCTTGCGGAAAAAGCTCCGACGGACCTTGGAGGAGGCGGGAACGGAGGAGGTGAGGAAAAAGTGGAGGATCCTACCCTACAACGTTATAAAGACATGAAGAGACGTATTTAATCGTCTATTGCTTTCAGGCTCATATCACAACTTTTATTTATAAATTTAAAAACAAATCGAGAACAATGAAAAAGTTAAAATCAACATTCAAATTTTTCTTTTCCGTATTGCTCATGTTCCTTGCCGGAGTGACCGGGGGAGGTTATGCATGTGCCGCCGATGCTTCGGACGGAGGCTCAGTCCAGGATCTAGGGGATGGCGGAAAGGTAGTAGGCGGGGAAAGTTCCGTAACAAAGAACGAGAAAATCATGGACGCGGAATGGTACGTGAAGCAGATCGACAAGACAATTGTCGAGATGAAGTTTACCGGCACGCCTATTGATCAGATTCTGCGCCATGGGGCGACAAACAAATCGGACAGCATCGTAATCAAGTACTATAGTGTCGGGCAGCGTCCGCTACGGGCCACTCTTGCGAAACAGCTTGAAGCCATGACTACCGAGACCCCGAAGGCAATAGAACTGGAGGACAACAACATAGTAGGTGCAATGGACACACTTCTTGTCCTGAACGCTGATGGGACATTTGTTTCCGGTTACAAGTCCGGTACCGATGAAGTGGATCCTGAACACCCGTTGATGCTGCGCGTGCACGCAATCAACAGTGAGACCAACCTTCCGCTTGTCTATGCTGTAAACGGGAAACAATCAAGCAACAAGAACCCTTATCTTATTCCTACCCTTGCAAAGGGTACCGTCCTTCTAAGAATGGGACGTGCTGCCGCCGAGAAGGACGTGTCTACAGGAAGGTATTACCAGCTTCCGTCTCCGGACGAACAATATTGCCAGCGTTTTATCATGCAGGTAGAGCAGACTATCTATGACCGGTTGAGCAAGACCGAAGTGGAATGGTCATTCACACGTGTGGAACGGATGGCAATGGAGGACATGCGTATCGGTATGGAAGCCTCCGGATTGTTCGGAATCAAGAGCAAACATGCGGTGAACGGACAAGGCAATGTATATACTTGCGAAGGTATCTGGTACCGCGCCGGAAAAGACCTTGAAATCGGACATTGGGAGAAAGTGCTTGACTCTGCCGGAAATCCTGTGGTGGAAGAAGGAAAATATGTGCAGCAATATGTAATCTCGGAGGACGAGCTTGTAGACCTTGTAGGACGCATCATTGAAGGTGCCGGTAACGGAAGCCGAACAAAACTTGTGTTTGTTGACAACACTATCTATGCGGCATTATGCAAGATCAAAACCAACAACCGCACACGCATCTTCGAGCCGGAACGCGACTACAACAAATGGAGACTTGACTTCCAGTCATTCGAAAGTATGGGAACAAAACTTCTGTTTTATCGTCATGACCTATTCAACGCTTGGGGATTCAACGGAAGAGGCTTCTCTCTCGATCCTGAATATCTTGACAAATGGGTATTCCAAAACTGGGAACGTAGCACATACAACCTGAAGGAACTGTTCATCAGTAACAGTGACGCTGTTGTCATGCAAGAGTTCTCCTGCTGGACGCTCGGATTCCCAGATGCCCACGCGCGTCTGTCCATTCCGGAATATGTTGAGATTCCGGTCCCTGAATCCCAGGCTGCATAATAGAACTTAATCATCATCAGAGGTGGAGAAATCCACCTCATCATTATTATAAATGTATGAAGAAACTTTATAAATTTGTTGCGAACTCCTCATTGTCATTCGCTGTCATTCACTGCGGACGGATGATGTACATCAACTTCTCCGCCTTTTTCCGTGGCAAATCAACCTATCATACAACGGATAGAGAACTGGCTGAGAAAATCAGGGCGCACAAATGGTATCGGGAAGGACGCATTACCGAAACAATAGAAGAAGATGAAGATGTAATACATGACGAAAATGACGTAAATTCCGTATTACAGGAAACAGAGGTAAAACAAAGATACAGCATCCTTGGAAAGCGGATGTGCACCTATATTCCTCCGGCATCTTCTAAGCAGGAAGAAAAAGAATCCGAAAGCGCAGAACCGACCAAAGAAAAAGGCATTCAAGAAGACAGAGACATACAAGAGGATATTGAAAATGTGACCTCATTCCTTGAAGCGAAGGATTTTTTTGAGGTCAGATTCAAAGTACCGCGCTCGCAATGTGGAAATAAGGAGGCTCTGTCCTCATTATGCAAAGAACACGGCATACAATTTCCCAATTATCCATTAGACTAAGCCTCATGATACCTGTCAAAGATATACTAAAGACTTTACGCACAATCATCAATGAGAGTGCGACAGAAGAAGACAGTTTCACGATTGAGACCGATGAGGCATTAAAAGAGTTCATCAGACTCGCGCTACTCGCACTGATGAATGACGAAGGGGTGATGGCCGAAGCTTCGGAAATGACAGATTCATCCTCAATCTCATTCGAGAAACGTCCTGACGGTTTGTTTTTTGCCTACATAAAAATACCTGCGGACTATATCAGTCTTGTCAGTGTGAACCTGACTGGGTGGAGATATCCGGTCACTATGTTATATCCGGACAATTCGCCACTATACAGCGCACAATATTCATCAGCTCCCGGTGTAGGTAATGGTCCCTCAATACCGGTAGCATTCATCACCAACGATACCATGAGGTCAATCATTGCCCATGCAGTAAAAGAACAGGGGAGATACAGTCTCAGGTATATTCCAACTCCTTCAATCTCAGAAAACGGAGAAATCAACCTTCATAACAAATATGCAGGAGCATTAGCATATTATGCAGCCGGTCTCTATCATATTTCAATAAATGAAAATACCGGTGCGGAATCTGAATTTGCAATAGCTAGATCCTTGATACGTTCACACACTCCTGAATCTTCTACAAGTAATACAGAATAAAAAGCCGGCTGTTAACAGCCGGCTCCCGTTCACTTTCCTCCTTTACTCAGAGTCATGGGAGCATGACATCCTCCCCGCTCCCACTCCTTGGCAAGCATCTCACGC